AGCCATTAACTGTCTTAGTTGTGCAATCGTGTAGAGTCTTAACAAATGGTGTTTGAGCGTGTGAGTTAGTTACGCTTGATGAAGCAGTTGATACATTATAACCAGTAACAAATGTGCCACTTGCTATAAGCCTACCACCATTCGCAGTTGCATCCATTGAAAAGCTAAGATTGGTCAAAGCTGCTGAGTGCATCGTTCTAAATTGAGTTGCTGCTGAGTTGCTATCTAAGTTTTTCAAAATAATAGTAGCAAGACTTCCAGTTGCAGCTCCATGCTTATAGATTGCTGGTTCGTGATTTCCAGCAATTCCAAAAGGTGAAGATGTATCTTCTGAAATCATTTCCAAAAGCATAGCGACACCTTCTTTATGTGAGCAAACCCATTCAAAGTTAAAAGACTTTGTAGAGCCTTTTTCACTTACAAAGTGATCTGTTCCTTTTTTTACTTGTTGTCCTGTTCTAAGAGTACGATCAGTTACTAAGCCACCAGCGAAGTCAATATCAGTTACTGTTGCCATATCTAATTCAACAAATTCTGAATTAGTTGATTCAGCAGTTCCCATATTTACGGCAGACGATGCTCCAGTCTGACGACCTAACAAGACTTGGTATTTTTTACCAGAATAAACTTGACCTGAAATTGCCATTATTTATCCCCTTTCTTGTTTTCTTTTTTTTCTTCAATCAAATAGCCTTTATCCACTAATTCTTTAGGTGGCTCAAAATCTACTGATTCATCTTTTTTTAATTTTTCCCAATTCTCTTTTCCGATACGATGGTAGTCTTGCGACTTCGTAATTCGTTTGAAAAGTTTTCCTTGTTTGTATTTCATTACGTTAGCTCCATTACATTACATAAAAAATTTGCTTCAAATATTTGTAAATCTCTTTTATCCTCTGCATCCGATCTTGATGGATCGTAATCAATATCTGTTATTCTTCC